AAAATCGGCCCCTATCGTGCGCGGCCCGATAGGAGAACACAATGACTGTACAACACGGAACCTGGTCGGCGTACACGCTCGGATGTCGCTGCGAGCAGTGCCGAGCCAACGCCGCCACAGTGAAGCGGAACCGCATCTCTTCCCTGGTGGAGAATCGGGAGACATACCAGGATCGCCGGGCGGAACAGCAGCGGGAGTCCGTCCGCAGCGCCGTGCGGAAGAGCAAGCCCTGGGAAGCCTGGGAGGACGAGATCGCCGGCGATTACTCCCGCCCCATCCTGGAGATCGCCCGGGAACTGGGTCGCACGGTGTCCGCAGTGCGCAACCGGCGCAAGGTGATGGGCCTGCGGGAGCGGTGGTACGCCGCCCGCATCCTGGACTTCGAAGGAGGCGAACAGGAGTGAGGTATCAGTTCGACTGGGTGCAGTGCCTGTTCTCATCTTTCGCAATCATGTGCTTGGCGGGCACCGTCGTGAGCATGTTTGTGTTCCCACGCCAGCCCTGGCCCGTCACGTTCCCGCTGATATGGATCGGTTTCTTCTCTCTTATGATGGCGCTTGCTCGCTACGAGTACCACGAGAAGCGAGGTGACCGATGACCCGCCTGTACATCGACATCGAGACCTACAGCACCACCGACGTGAAGCGTGGCGTGTACCGATACAGCGAGGATCCCGAGTTCCTGGTGCTCATGGCCGCGTGGGCGCTAGACGACGGCCCCATCCAGGTCGCCATCGGGCACGAGGAGATCATGGCGATTCCCGGCCTGTTCGATGACGTGATCGAGCTCTCAGCGAAGGTCGCCCACAATGCGCAGTTCGAGCGCGTGTGTCTCTCCCGAGTGAACGGCCTCCCGGTGGGGCAGTACCTGCCTCCCGAGGAGTGGCTGGACACCATGGCCCTGATGGCCGAGTGGGGCTTCCCACAGAGCCTGAAGGCCGGGGCGGAAGCCCTCGGGGCCGATCCCAAGGACGAGGCCGGACCGGCCCTTATCCGCTGGTTCTGCCAGCCGGACAGGAACGGGAACCGTCGCCTGCCGGAGGACTACCCGGAGAAGTGGGCGCGGTTCGTTGAGTACTGTCGGCAGGACGTGGAGACCATGCGTGACATGCTCCACCGGCTCGAGGACAGGTATGGCCTATGGCCCACCTCCACCGAGCGGGACATCTACATGGCCGACCAGCGTGTGAACGACCGAGGCGTCCGGGTTGACCTGGACCTGGCGGAAGCCGCCGTGTCCGCTGCCGAGGACAACCGCATGGTGGACGAGCTGGAGGCCATGGCCATCACCGGCGTGGCCAACCCAGGCAGCCCCGCTCAGCTGCTCGGGTGGTTCGACGGCGCCCTACCCGACCTGAAGGCGGACACTGTGCGCGCCGCCCTCAACCGCGTCGACATCACGCCGGAGCAGCGCCGCGTGCTGGAGCTGCGTCAATCCATGGCCCTCACCGCGCACAAGAAGTTCGGCGCGGCGCTGGACGCGTCCTCCCCGGACTCCCGCCTGCGTGGCGGGTTCCGCTTCTTCGGAGCACACACGGGCCGGTGGACGGGGCGCGGTCTCCAGCTGCAGAACCTCCCCCGCGCCGGATTCCACAGCCTGGCGGAACAGGACGCCGCCATTGCCGACCTCCTGATGGGGCTGGGTGCTGACACCCACACGCTGAAGTCCCTGGTTCGCCCTCTGCTCACTGGACCCTTCACCGTGTGCGACTACAGCGCCATTGAGGCGCGGGTGGTCGCCTGGCTGGCCGGGGAGCAGTGGGCGCTGGGGGCGTTCGCCGCCGGACGCGACATCTACGTCGAGACCGCCAACCGCATGGGCGGTGGGATGGGCCGTCGCGAGGGTAAGATCGCCGTCCTGGCGCTGGGATACAACGGCGGCGTCGGGAGCCTCCAGGCCATGGGCGGTGACGCGCTGGGAGGCGAGTCCGTGCTCCAACGCATCGTTGACCAGTGGCGCGGGGCCAACCGGAACATCGTCCGCCTGTGGTCCCAGCTCGAACGCGCCTTCTACTACGGGGGCAACGCCGGGGCAATCCTACAGGTGGAGGCCAGCGGAGCCGACCGCCTGCTTCGCCTGCCGAGTGGGCGCGCCATCGTGTATCACGACGTGCGTGCCACCCGCTCCGGAGGGAGGACCCGCCTGTCCTTCCAGGATCCGAAGCTCAAGTGGCGCACGGACACATACGGCGGACGCCTGGTGGAGAACGCCACCCAGGCCGTGGCCCGTGACGTGCTTGGGGAGGCCCTGGTCCGCCTGGACGCGGCGGGGTACCCCGTGGTGGGCCACATCCACGACGAGGTGATCGTGGAAGGCGCATCCCCCACCTCCGTTCAGGAGGTTCACGACATCATGACCCAACCGCTGACGTGGTCCGCTGGACTCCCGCTCGAGGCCGCCGGTTACACGTGCGACCGCTACAGGAAGGAATGAGACCGTGTGGAATCTGTACACGCACTACGTGCGCGAGAGGTGGCAGGTGTACCTGCGCAGGGCCATGGGGCTGCCCGCTCCCTGGACGGACGACCAGGTGATCGCCGGTACCAAGTTCACTAACGACTTCCGCATCCTGGACGCGGGGACCCAGTATCTGGTGGGGGTGCTGTGCGCGGAGAGGATTCCCCTGTCCGAGATGATGATGCGCTGCTTCCTCTACCGTTACACCAATCGTCCGGAGCCGTGGGAGTATGCCCGCGGCCAGTGGGGCCGGTACCCGCTGATCGAGGACCTGGAGTCCGGTGCGCTCATGGAGCTGTGGAGGGATGCTCCCGTCCCCGTGAGCGGGAACGCCTACCAGATGCATGTCGGTGCGCAGAATGGCGGCCTGTCCCGCGTGGATTGGTGCGTCGGTCTGGCCGCTCAGGCGTTCACTCCGGACGGTGGAGCGATCCCCATCCAGGCACACATGTGGCGCAGGGACGGCGGGAACTATGTGCTCCCCCGCCTGCTGGACCAGTGGAACGATGCGGAAGCGCTGTTCCGCACCCTGACTACGCTCCCCCGCTGCTCTACGTTCATGGCGCAGCAGGTGCTCACCGACCTCACGTACATGCCCTGCTCCACCATGTCGGACAGCGACTGGGTCCAGCCGGGGCCGGGCAGCCGCCGGGGCATGGACCTGGTGTGGCCGGGACGGGGCAAGGACTACCTGGCTCACCTGCGCAAGGTGCACGAGTACTGGCAGACCGCTATGCGCGCTCCCCGTCTCTCCAGCGGTCACGTCCAGGACAGGCCGCTGTCCCTGATGGACGTGCAGAACACGTTCTGCGAGTTCCAGAAGTACGTCAGACGTCTCGAGTCCGGGAAGACATTCACTCCCTACCGACCCAAGAATCCGGACGAAACGTGGGCAGAACCGTTCCTCCCAGCCCATTGGTGATTCTGGGTAGCGCTTTCTACCCTGATACGCTATACTGTATTTCGCCACCACACGGGTGGCCCAACCGAAAGGACCAGAACCATGATGAACAACTTCGAGTTCCCCGACATCTCCCACGCCCTCCCGACCCTTGCGAACAACCTCCTCGACTACGGAGCCGAGGTTGGCAGCCGTGACGGAGACGGGCGCTCGTCCGTTCTTGAGCTCACCTGGGTTCGCACCACGCTTGACAATCCCTACCGCCGTGAGGTGCTGCTGCGTGAACGCAAGGCGAACATTTTCGCCCAGATCGCGGAGACGATGTGGGTGCTGTCTGGCCGGTCGGACGTCGACTGGCTGGAGCGCTACCTCCCGCGCGCCCGTCAGTTCAGCGACGACGGCATCGTGTGGCGTGGTGGGTACGGCCCCCGCATTCGCCACTGGGATGGCACCGACCAGGTTCAGAACGTGATCGGTCTGCTGCGCGAGGACCGCACCACGCGCCGCGCCGTCATCCAGATCTACGATCCCGCCCGCGACTCCGCTCCCGGCAAGGACATCCCCTGCAACAACTGGATCGCCATGAACTCCCGCCTCGGGAACCTGGACATGGGCGTGGCGCTGCGCAGTAACGACCTCGTCTGGGGTTGGTCGGGCATCAACGCTTTCGAGTGGTCAGTGCTCCAGGAGATCATCGCGTTTGAGCTGGGGATCCGTCAGGGCAGCCTGTCGTTCTTCACGGCCAGCCTCCACTCCTACAATCGCCACTGGACGCGATTGGGTCGCATCAGCCGTGATTATCCCATCTCGGAGCTGGCTGAGGTGAAGGATTCCCCGCGCTATGCCCCGTCCAAGCGAGACACCTGGAGTTCGCTTATCAACCAGTTCATGGAGGTGGAGGAGTACATCCGCACCAGCGGGGACGACCCGGTCGTGATTGCCGACAAGATCTCCAAGTTCCCTGAGCCCATGTACCGCAGCTGGCTCCACGCGCTGAATCTCTACTGGCACGGCCAGCCGCTCCCCGAGTACCTGGCCAACACCCGACTGGGTGTCGCCACCCGAATCTCCGCTCAGTTCATCAAGAAGGAAGGCATCTGATGACCACCAACCTGTACGAATCCCCAGCAGAGATGCTGCTCGCTGTCCACGAGGAGAAGAGCCGCGTGTACGGCTCCTCCTGGTGCAAGCGCGGGGAGCTGTTCAGCATCCTGCCCAACATTGGCCGGAAGGTCGATCGCCTGGGGCGCGCCGGGGCCGGGGACACCGAGCTTGACACCCGGCTGGACCTCGTCGCCTACCTGAGCCTGTACGTTGGTTGGCTCTGGCGCAATCGGTCCGGGATGCGGAGCGACCTCGTTCCGGAGCTGCTTCGATCCCCCGACCTGACGGACTGGGACTGGGAGCTGCTCACGCCGCTGCAGTATGAGCAGAAGTACGTTCAGGAGGTCCTCCGTCGCTACTCGGAGATGCCGCCGAACGGCTCCCAGCGCCTGGCGGACGAGCTGCTGGTTCGCAACACCCGTCGGAATTTCGATCGGCTGTGCAAGCAGATGGAAGCCGACACGGACTACCTGAAGTGCCTGGAGCTCGTCGACCGGATGCTCCAGGGCGCCATGGAGCTGTTCAGCCGTGAGTGGCAGCGAGCGCGCCGGGAGCGTCTCTCCTGGAATCCCGAGGTCTGACATGCAGTCCGAAGTCGATTGGCGGTGGCCCGAGAACCGTCGGGAGGCCTTCCTCCGGTTCTACGGGTACCACCTGAAGTACCGGGCGCACCCCGGCATGGTCTACAGCTGGCTCCCTGCCCTGGCGGAGGAGTATGGCATGACCGATCAGGAACGCGCCTGGCTGGTGTGGATCAACGGCAATACCCAGAATCCCGTCACATCCAAGCTCATCCTCGACGTGGCACCCTCTCCGGAAGACTGGCGTCTGGCAGTGGAGTTTGTGGACACAAACTTCAGCCGCTTGCAGTGGGACACCGACCGCCGTTACCACAAGGCGCGGTTCGGGGAAGCCACGGAGAAGATGATCAACGAGTGGGGCGCGCAGTACCTCAACGAGTGGTGGGGCCAGAAGTCCTCCTATGGGTGGGAGTACCTGTGGAAGTTCGCCACAGGCATGCCCTACATGGGCCGCCTGAGTGCCTGGTCGATGATCGAGTACGCGCGCATCCTCCTGCCTAAGGAGAAGATCATTGACGCTCCCACCCTCCTGCTGAAGGACCGGGACGGCAGCAGGAGCCACCGCAACGGCCTGTGCCTCCTGATGGGTATGAACGCCACACGGTGGGGTTGGGAGGAAGCAGAACCCTACGTCACCATGGCGGAGATACTGGGTGAGGACCTGCTGCGAGAAGCGCGGGCGCGGTTCCCCGACCAGCCAGACGTGAGCCGTCTCACGCTGGAGTCCGCCCTGTGCACCTACAAGAGCTGGCACAAGCCGAACCGCCGGTATCCCGGCGTGTATGCGGACATGGCTCTGAACCGTCTGAGGTGGGCGGAGGAGCGCTGGGGCGCTCGGTTCGAGTGCCTGTGGCGCTCCCGCCGGGAGACTCTCCCTGTCCAGCTTCGAGCCGAGGACAACCCGGCGGACCCAGGCCTGTCCCCGCTGAAGCAGAACCTCTACCTGGAGACCGGGGTGCCCTACGGCATGGGCTGGGAGTACCCGGACATGATGACCCCTGAAGAGCTCGACATCCGAATAGGAGAACTGATATGAAGCCCAACGACCTGACCCCCGTCCAGCAGGTGGACGGACTGTGGGTGAAGCGCGAGGACCTGTTCACCGGCCCCGCCGGTACCAACGGCAGTAAGCTGCGCATGGCGTACCACCTGCTGACTCGAGCGAAGGACGCGGGCGTGACGCACGTGTTCTCCGCCCAGTCGGTGCTGTCTCCCCAGGCAGTGATGACAGCGCACCTGTGCCGGGACCTGAACATGGACTGCACGCTGGTGGTCGGCGGGACGACGCCGGAGAAGGCCATCCGCCACCCATACATCCGCTCCGCAGTGGACCAGGCGGGAGCCAACCTGGAGTGCGCGGCGATGGGGTACAACCCGGTCATCCAGAAGTTCGCGGCCCACCGCGTGGAGGAAGAGAACCTCCTCGGGGATGGCCTGGCATGGCAGATGCCCTACGGCATCACCACGCCTCCGGACGCCACGGAGAAGGACATCGAGGCGTTCCTCCGCGTGGGTGGAGCGCAGGTGGGGAACCTGCCTCGTTCCCTCCGCACCATCATCATCCCCTTCGGCTCGGGCAACACGGCGTGCGGTATCCTGTACGGACTGTACCGCCACCTGTCCGAGTTCACTCAGCTGGAGAGGGTGGTGCTGGTGGGTGTGGGTCCCGACCGCTTCTCCTGGCTGATCGACCGACTGAAGCGGGTGACCGGCGGGGCCATCCTCCCGGGAGTGGACCTGGTTCACCTGACCACGTACCCGAAGTTCGCTGTCTATTCCGACCGCATGCCGGAGTCCCTGGGTGACATTGACCTGCACCCGACCTACGAGGGCAAGGTGGTCAGGTTCCTGAACCACACGATGCCGGACTGGTGGGCGCTGGATACGGAGGACACTCTGCTCTGGATCGTCGGAGGTCCAGTGAAATGAGGTCCGTGTACGTGATTGGCCCGGCTGGGTCCGGGAAGTCCTCCCTAGTTCAGGAGATCCTGGACGGGGGAGGGTACACGCTAGGACCCAACCGTCTTCTCCACACGTACACGGGACTCCGACTGGGCAAGCCCGTCCCGGTCACCATGACTGGACACGCCATGGTGCGGGACGGGCAGCCTGTCGGGGAGTATCTGGGGGTCATGCGGGACCAGTTCCCTGGCACGGACGGCCTCACCGCTAACTGCGGTATGGTCGCCACGGACTGGGTCATGCGTGGTGGGTCCCCCATCATCCTGGCGGAAGGAAGCAAGCTCGGCACGCGCCGGTTCCTCGCCGCCCTGGACGTGTGTACGGACGCGCTGATCGTTTCCCTGGATGCCTCGGACGAGGAGCTCAAGCGCCGCCGGGACTCCCGACCTGAGAAGACCACGGAGGACAACGCCCTCCGCACCGCAGTCCGCTGCCGGAACCTCACGCAGGAGCTGGAGGAGCGCGGGTACAACGTGCTGCGAGTCAACACGGAGGACGTTGTCGAGTGGAAGGCGGCGCGCGGTCGCTGCATCATGTGGCTGGAGAAGTAGCCCTCTAGGCGCGCCCCCCCGCCCCAACCAAGAGAAGCATGTTTATATAGAGGGCCG